TATTTACACAGAAACAATCAAGTAATGTACATTCTTCGTATTTACTTTTATGTTCATTATATCTACCCATAATTCCTATTCTGCTTTCTCCTATTTTTACAACATATGAACCATTTTCAAATGTCTTAACTTTAATAATATAAACCATATTTCCGGCATTATTAAATTGTTTGAGTAGAAATTTTTCATTATCTAGTTCCTTTTGTTTGATTAATTTTTCTTCCATTTCTTTATTTTTGGTAGTTTCTATTTTTTTTAATTGTTGTGTAAGTTCGTGGCATTCTTCATTAGCTATTTCAAACATAATAGTTTCAAGTTTAATAAAGTAATCATGAATTTCATATGCTTTTTTTGTGTCAGCTTTTAAACAAAATTTTTTAAATGTATCTACATTTAACATAAAAGTTTCTTTGTTATGACCTCCTCTAACATCTTTTTTTTCTCCAGAAGCTTCCAGAGCAAATATTGTATTTTTTTGCTTTCCCTCAAGAGAAAGCAAAACTTTATAATCTTTATTAATGGTAAAAAATTTTTCTAAAAGTTCTTTTGCTCTAACTTTTTGACTAAATCCCAACCATTTCCATATATTATCTAAATCAATAACAAAATCAATTTTGTTATCATACTTCAAAAAGCAATAAAAACTTGACAAAAATAGCTGTTGTTCATAACTTGTAAAATTATTTTTAACTTTTTCAATCAATTTTGACTGGTAATTACCATTAAGTTTTGTAATGGGATTGGATTCAATCAGATTTACGATGTCGACGCTCATTATGTGTTATATATCCTATTATATAGATGTCTTTAAGTTGTTTTTTGCTTTAATAATCAACAAACAAAAGTTAATTATTAAAATACTAGTAAAATACAACACGATATATGGTAACAAAACAGCGTTTAATTGCTATAGGCCAACCCTCCCATACCACTCATGATACGGAGAACGTTGTAATTGGTAGCATAGACACGAACCTTAGCAGTCTTGGTGCCCTCAACGGTGGCGTTGGAGAGAACGAGCTGAAGGGTAGCATTGTCAATGCGGGAGAAGTTGCACGATCCGCTTGGTTGGTGCTCTTCGGGCCGGAGGGCAAAAGAGTACACATTGATACCGGTGTCGGGAGTGCGGGTGTGGTGCTGGTAAGGCTGGACGAGGTCGAAGTAAGTTCCTTCGCGCTCAGAGAAGCGATCCTGGCCGTTAAGCTGGAGCTTAGCGGTGACGACGGGGTTCATACCCCAGCAGTGAAGGGGAAGAGAAGTCTGGGTAAGAACGAAAGTGCCGGCATCAGATACACCGGAGTTCTGAAAGAAGGCAGGCTCGCCAGCAGCGGGGGCCATGTTGGACTGATCATAGCCGAGACCATTATTAACAGAAACCTGGCCCTGCTGCCACCAGTAAGCATTGGAGACATCGATAGCGCCGGCCTCATTAAAGAGACCAGAACCATCGATGAAGGAGCCAGTAGTCTGGGCAATAGCATCCTGTCCACCAAAAGCATGGATAGCGTTGGGAAGAGCATCGACAGCATCAGTGTAGTTGAAGGGCTGAGCACCGAGAAGCCTGTACAGAAGCTGGTTGCAGTCGAGAGAAGAACAGTAGTCAACGTTCTGATCGGGCTGGACAATCCAAATGAGCTCCTTAACGGGGTGGTTAAAGTTGAGCTTGATCTTGTTGGAAGAAGAACCGACAGACTCATCACCAGTGAACTGAAGCTGCTCAATAAGGTACTCATGGGGATTCTGAGCCATACGTCTGCGCTCATCAGTATCCAAGAAGACGTAGTCGACGTAGAGAGAGGCAGCGACCAGAGACTGGTTGTAGGCAGTGTTGACACGGCCACCAGCGGGAGAGTTAGCATTGTTGCTACCGCAGCTGAGAGAGCCGACGGCCCACAAGCACTCATCGATGGGACGAATATCGAGGTTAATCTTGACCTCATGGTACTGAAGAGCGATGAGGGGAAGGGCAAGACCGGGGTTACGGCAGTACCAGAACTGAAAGGGCACATAGAGGGTAGTCTCGGGGAGAGCATTGCGGGGAGCGCAAACCTGACGAGGGGCGTTGGCCTGGCAGGGACCGTCGATGGCGTTGAACGAAGGATCGGTGATGAAAGTCAACTCAGTGGTGTTGCCGACCATAGCATAGTAACCAGGCTGCTGGTCAACGGGAAGAGTAAGGTTGTTCCAGATGTGCATCCAGTCACCATACTGGCGATCAATGCGCTGACCACCGATCTCAACCTCAACCTGAGAAATCAGCTGCTCACCGGGGAAATCGAGCCAACGAGCATAAACACCGTCCTGGGTAGTGCCCTTCATGGACTGGTTAATCTCGGGGAGAGTAACCTGAAGGTAAGTGCGGTAAGCCAAATCACCATTACGAGAAATGGTGCAGGTTACACGACGACCAAAGTCGGCCTGACCGTTAAAAGTCTGCTCAATAGACTCCATTGCGAAGTTGGTGTGACGTTTGTAAGACACCTTCCAAAAGGTAATCTGAGGGTTGCCCGTAAGATAGACATCTTGGGCGCCGTAAGCTACAAGTTGCATAAGACCTCCTGCCATTTTTGTTTATTATAATATTGCTAAAGAAAAAAATTTTATAAAAAATCTTAATTAATTTTTTATAAATTAATAATTAATAATTAATATAATCAACCAGTTGACATTTTTCCTAAATTCAACACATCACCAAATCACGAAATCGTAAAATCAACAAATAATTAAATCGTGAAATAACCAAATCATGAAATCGTTATACCGCTAAATAATGTTATTCATATTTGACTTCAAAAAATTTACTAAATATTCATCCGAGTATATCTCCATTTGTTTTTCATGCTTTTTCCTAAAAACATAGTTATCATTCTTTTTTCGTATACTCCAACCATTTTCTAAAGTATTCATCAAAAATATCATCAAGTAAATATCATTTTTTTGTTCACCATTTATATCCAGTTTACCATTGTCTATCAGACGTTTTAATGTATGAATTCCCTCTTTTAATGGTATTATATCTTCCTTCTTTTTAAGTATTTCTAAATTACTAGGAGTATTACTTTGCATATGCACTTGACCATTGTTGTTACTATTACTACTGTTGTATATTTTATGAATAATCCGTTTATTTAAATAGTCTTCTGTTATAATCTCCGTCGTAGAATCTTCTAAATTTTTTAAATAAAATATAGTTTTCCTTTTCTTTATAGCCCAGTTTTTTTCTAAAGAGTTAATAATAAATTTCATTTTGTAATATGTTTCTCTCTTAATATTCACAATATCTAATGACTCTATATTTATACTTGTATTTAAAACATTCGAACTAGATTTAGTATTACATGCTTTATCGTCTACATTTTCTTCTATATAACCTGTTTTACCACTTTTACTACATACGTCTAAATTATTTGATAACATTATTTTATTTTTATAGAGAAAACATTAATGCATTCCTAACATTATTCATATTTACATTATTCATATTTACATATTTCGTAATTTACAATTTATACACTACAAAAATTCCTAAACATTATAGTTTAATAGTTTAATAGTTTTATAGTTTAATAGTTTAATAGTTTAATAGTTTAATAGTTTAATAGTTTAATAGTTTAATAGTTTTATTTTATATGTAATTTAACCTGCTACTTGGTGCTCTTTTGTTAAGGTTGCGTTGTGATTCAAAGAAAATGTTTTGTTCTCACTAGAAAAATAACTCGGGTAAAGAATACTCCAGTCTAACCCCTCATCAAATAAGCTTAACTTTGTATAAATATATCCAATAAATGCACTACAAAAAAATCTAGATGTTTTCTGAGGATGAGGGTCCTTTTTACAATAAGCTTCTATCCAATCAGTAACAACAATATCATACGGTTTGTCGTATACAACTTTGTGTATTTCTTTTAACTTTTCAAAGTTAAATATTTTGTTATACTCTTCTATGCTTTCAAACTCTATTCTGCGAACATATATTTTTCCACCATATGTTGTAATAAAATGATCATACGGAACAAACTGAACACCAAATTTCTTTGTATTATCTTCCGGATCTGGGACATCAGAAATACCCGATGTCCAAACATATGTCCCCTTTAATGAAACATTCGTGAATTCCGGGTCTACTACAATCATACCAACATGAGAAAAATCACTCTTTGTCGCAAATTTTATAACCCAACTAAGTAACCCCCACGATTTATATTCAAGATCATCACATAAAAGAAGGTCACCGGTCTTTAACTTACATCTCATTTCAGCCATTTTATATTATATTATAAAAAATATAAATAATATAACAAATATAAAAATATAAATATTACAATCAAGTTTAATCGGAACTAACTGGAACTAACTGGAACTAACTGGAACTAATTAGAATTAATTATTATGTGAAACAAATAATATGTTACTACTAATATCAATACAAAACTAAAAATATTTATTATAAATTGTGATATATTAGTTACTATATCCTGTGTTGTGTTTAATGATGCAATATTTATATATTTGTTTATATTGGTAAGTAATACTAACTTTATAAATAAAGGATGAATAATATTAGTTATTATACTTAAAATTAAATCTTTAAATGCAGTTGCTATAGCTACTGCCGCTGCAAATGTCAAAACAGTTTCTGTTTTAGTATCTAAAAATTTTCTTATCAAACGTAGTAATGAATGGTTGTTATCATCAGGGTTGGTGTTACTATTACCATTATTATCATTGGTATTATTTTGTACTTTCATATTTTGTACTTTCATATTTTGACTATTCTGTTGATTTGCGTACATTTATGTAAATACGTATATAAATATGTATATAAATATTTATATAATTAAAAAATACTAAAATAGATATAATTATTAATTATTATATATTAAAAAAGTTATACTTATAACAATATAATAGATATATATAGATGCCGTCTTTTAAACATAAAACAAATAAAAAAATTTTTGTAGACAAAAAAAGAATAATGACGCTGGATAGTGTTCATCGCGAATTACAATCAGAGTTCAACTTAATTAACAGTGATGTTTTACCTACGTTAGTTCGCAAAAAAAATGAAATAATGACAAAATTAAATAATCCTGAGACTATAGCAGATGTTAATGAAAAAATAGAGTTACAAGATTCTTTATACGATATAAAAGAAGAAATCTATAAAAATAAGAAAAAAATTAAAGATTATTACCTAAACAATAGCAGATTTATTTTTGATTATTTTGAAAATAAAAAAGAAATTACAAACGGTACAAACAAAACCACTATCCTTAATTCCTTCTTTAAAGTAAATGACAAAACATTTGATGAAAATGCTTTAACACGTGCAAATGATAATAATGTTCAAAAGTTTTTTACAAATCTTGACCAGACTTTTATTAACATCAATGACTACATTTACGCCACCGATATATGTCAATCATGTAATAAAGGAGAAATGATTCCTGTCGAACATGAAGGTATTATGGTATGTAACGTATGTGCAAAACAAGTTACTTACCTTATTGAAAATGAGAAGCCTTCTTATAAAGAACCGCCTAAAGAAGCATGCTTTTATGCTTACAAAAGAATTAACCATTTCAAAGAAATTCTCGCCCAGTTTCAAGCAAAAGAAACTACGCAAATTCCTGAAGAAGTTCTCGAAAATATCAAGCAACAACTTAATAAAGAACGCATACCTCTTTCGAAATTTACAAATTCAAAAGCAAAGGAAGTTCTCAAAAAATTAGGGTATAATAAATACTATGAGCATATCCCATTTATTAAGGATAAACTCGGTATTAAGCCACCTATTATGACGCCTGAATTAGAAGAGACATTATGTAATCTTTTTATGGAGATACAAGGACCTTATGCGAAATTTTGCCCGGATGACCGTGTGAATTTTTTGAATTATTATTATACTGTTTATAAACTGTGTGAGCTTCTTGAGAAGAGCGAGTTTCTTTCTTATTTTCCAATGTTGAAAGATAAGGAAAAACGAATCGAACAAGATGATATTTGGAAGAAAATTTGCGAAGAATTAAATTGGGTTTTTATTCCTACGCAATGATATTAACAAACGCATTTTTTACTTTACACTATGATAAATAATATCAATAAAAATTGCAAGTAACATGGGAAACTGCCATGCTGAAAATATATGGTTATGTGTATTATCTTTCGTAAATAGTTCAGTAACCATTATGTAAAAACTAATAAATAAGCATACCAAAAGAAGTGATACAAATAAAATTTGAATAGAGTTTAACTTTAAATACAGTTTGTTTAATGTTATCATTTGGTATTATATGTTATGTATTATATGTTATGTATTATATACTATATAAATAATACAATATTTTATATTATAAATATTATAGAAACCGTAAATTTGGTTTTTATTCCTATATAATAGATTTACATGGTAGCTTAATACAATATTTATTATTCAACCGTCTACCTCATGCATTAGCGAATGATTACCAGGATATGGATTCATACTATCTGGTTTTATTATATCTGGTTTTATTATATCTGGATATTTTGCATGAAGATAGTAATACAACCATTTAGTCCTATCCAGTAAATTATTTTTTTGTTGTAAATTATGAATTTGTAGTTTTTCAGCATGAGGTAAAGAATTATAATAGTCTAATGCTTGTTTTTTTTCTTCAGTAGTTAGTTCTCTACTTTCTTTTAATAGTTCTTCTTCTATAGGAGTTAATTTTAACATTTCTTCTTCTTCGCGAGATAGGTATGATTGCGATTTTATTAGTTTTGGTGTGTTTTTTATATGATATTCTATTAAAAAATTCATAAGATTTTCTGCATTTTTGTCATATTTAGTTCCTCCTCGTATTATTTTTTTAATATTAAAATTTATAATTTTATTACGAGTTTTTCTAACATACCTAACTTTTTTTTTATATGTTTTTCTTAAATGTTTACTTTTTTTACGCCTTGTATATTTTGAAAGTTTATTACTTACGCTTAATTTCATTTCATTATATAATAATAAAATAATAAAATAATAAAATATGTATAAAAGTTTATTATTTTATTTTACAAAATTATTAGTAGATAGTAGAAAAATATTTTAGTTATTTAAAGTTTAAAGCTTAAAGCTTCAGGGGAGTGGGAAAGCCAACAAGGTTAGCACCGATACCGAAACCAGCACCCGTTCTAGCAGAAACGGCTAATGTGGGGACATAAACATCAAGAATAGCGAAAGTGGCGGCAGCTACAAGAGAAATCAATGCAATTTCGTCCAATTTAAGAGTGCGAGATGGTATGGAGTAAGCAACTATCGCAACGCAAAGACCTTCGATAATATACTTAATAAAGCGCTTAAAAAGCTCACTAAAATCAAGTGTTCCGTACATTATAAATATAATGTAGAAAAAAATATTATATAATATTCGATATATTTTATATTTTATATTTGATATTTTATATTTGATATTTGATATTTGATATTTGATATTTGATATTTGATATATTCTTAAACATGTATTTTTAATTTAATAATGAAAATAAATGTAAACTACATAAATTAATAAATGGTTAAACTAACTTAAAATTATTATTTAAATATATATTATAATTATACTTATAATGTTTCAACCCAATAGTTTACCAAAGGGAGTTACTCCTAAATATTTGCCCGATGGAAAGGAAAATCCCAAATATGCCGATCTTTTGGAGGAAGATAAACCGATTGCTGGTCAAAAATTTGTATGTCTTTCATTCGTTTCTCCAGAACATATTATTAAACAGAAGGAGCAGTTTCTTTTTGAGGAGTTTGTGAAGCAGTGGGATTATAAAAAGTCCATGGAAAAATTTACACAGTTTCTTAATTTCGTGTCATTTAAGTATTCTCTTTCTTTCGATAAACTTACAGCAGATTTCCAGGAGTTTACAAAGGAAGAGGGTGAGACGATTCGTGCAACATCGGGAACACTAATTAGCGACGACTATAAAACATTTTTGGACAACAATGAGGACGAACTTGAGCAGAAATTCGG